GGCTTGACGGGCGCCACGGGGGCGGCTGCAACGATGGTGTAGCCATCGATCGCCGCGAAGGCGTCAGCGGTGGCCTGATCGACCTCCTCGGACACCACGCCGCTCTCGGCAGGCTCGAACTTGATGCCGTTGATGTTGTCGCTGGCGTTGGGGAGAGAACAAAGAACCTTGGGCATGAAAACTCCTGTTTTGAATGGACACCAAGCGCCCGTAGGCGCTTGGAATTGGTCTCAGCGGGGGCTGATCAGTTGAACGGCTTCCACTTCGCGGTGCGAGGCAGGATGTTCTTGATGTAGCCGTGGTGCTTCGGCTTCGTCACGCGCAGGTAGCCGAACAGGAACTGGAACCAGCTGATGACCGGGACACCGCCGACGCCGAACGGCAGCGGGATCTTGGTCATCGGCTGGAACTGGCGCCAGCCGATGGCGTCGGAGGCTTGGTTCAGGTTCAGCACCGGGACCTTGCAGGTGCCGGGAATGTCGCGGTTCACGTCGTTGTAGACGGTCGATGCGCCGGTGCGGGGAACCATGGTCATGAGCCGCAGGTCGGCGGTACCGTTGGTGCCATTCAGGCGGCCACGGTAGATGGCGTAGCCGGTCTCCAGACCCGAGGCGGAGGCCGTGATCGTGATGGCTGCACGCTTGCCTGCAGCCACCGCAATCTGAGCCGACTTCAGGATGGTCGACTGGCCCTGACCTTGACCACCCACGCCAGCGACGGCGTAGAAGTAGTTGCCGGCGCGGGGCGCGGTGAACTGGCTGGCCGCGTCGTCGGCGGTTGCCACCACAGCCACGGCTGCTGGCTTGAAGGCGTCGTTGGCGGTCGCGGCGGCGGCGAAGGACAACTCGAAGGGCTTCGACATCACGAAGTCGTCGTGCTGCAGGAAGGTGTCGATGTTGGTCTTCAGCACGCCTTCGGTCAGGCGAATGCCCGCCACGTGCGCGCCGATCGCCATGTTCTGGTTGCCGCCGTCAGGGCTGAAACGGAAGGCGGGGTCCAGTCCCATGTTCAAGTCGGTCTGCACTGCAGTCGGCATGAACACGTCGGTGATGCGGCCCCACGAACCGTAGTCGAACACCGAGGCGTTGATCGCAGAGAAGGGCTCGATGGTGTCCAGAGGCGTGGCGCCCATGTCGATCACGTTGCCCGAGGACATGCCACCGGCTGCGATTTCCTTGTCGATCTGGCGGAAGATGCCGTCGTACTCGGTGGGGCACACATCGGCGTTGCCGTAGAACAGCAGGTACTCGGCGTCGGTCATCAGCTGCAGGGCGCCGTTGCGCTCTTCGACCGAGGTGGCCTCCACGACGTTCTTGCCGATGTTCAGCACGTAGCCGACCTGACGCAGCGTCATGAGGAACTTCACCAAGCCCACTTCACGGCTGTACTCGCCCTGCGCAGCGCGGACAACGCCCATCTGCGAGTTGGTCGAGCCACCCAAGAATCCACCCACGCCGGTCTGACGGGTGTATTCGTCGACGATGTTGGTCGCGTTGGTCTGCTGCAGGCGCTTGAACAGCACAAAGTGCTCTTGCTCCTGAATGGTGGTCTTCATCGCCGTGTCCAGCGACTGCACGCCCAGAGCGCCACCACCGGTAAGGGTGGAGACGTCGGTCTGGTAGTTGCTGGCTTCGAGTGCCTTCTTCAGGTCACCCATGGCATCCAGGGCGCCGCCCTGAGAGCCGCCCAGCGAGGGGATCGAGCCGCCGGGGGTCATGGCGGCGAATTGTTGCATCAGGGTCTGAGCGTCCATTTTGGGTCCTCAAGAAAAATCGGAAAGTGTCGGAATTGTCGGTGCGGGATTGCGTGGCGGGATCAGGCGGAGAGAACTTTTTTCACCAAGGCTTCATCGATAGGATGGTTGCCACGGATGCAGACGCTGATGGTGTTCAGGTCTTTGCCGCCGATCTTCTGTGCATCGAACGCGGCGTTTGCCTTGGCGAAGAACTCTCCGGGGGTCATGCCGCCTTCGTCGGCCGCCGCACCAGACTTGGCGAGGTCGGTGACGTTGGGCTTTTCGCTGATGCTGAGCATCGCTTTGCGACCACGGCCCTGTGCGGAAACGGTCTTCACCTGATCCGACAAGGACTTGATCAATTCATTCTGCTTGGCGAGCGTGCCGGCCATGCTTTCCATGGCCTTTGCCAGCACGGTGTCGGTGCTCTCTTGGCGTGCCAAGATCGACTTCACCATTTCGGTGGCGTCCACGACTTGATGCTTGGTGCCGTCGGCGCCGGCCACCTCGAAGGACTTGCCCATGATGGGGGCGTCTTCTTCTGCTGCCGCTGCAGCAGCGATGGCGTCGTCGTCCTGATCGGCTTCGCCTTCCATGTCGGGTTCGTCGACGAGCTCGCCCTCTGCAGCAGCTGCTGGGGCGGCCTTCACCATGGTCTCGGCTTGCTCGCCGGTGGTTTCGAGTGCCTTCAGCAACTCTTCAAAGTTTTTGCTCATTTCAATGGCTCCGTTTGGAAAGACCAGATTTCAGATCGTTGAGAAAACGATCCACCCATTCTGCCGCCTCATCGAGAGACAGCCCGAACTTCCCGGCGCTAAAAGACACCAGTGCATCCGCGCTCATGCCCTGCGGCTCGCCTTGCTTGACGGCCTTCGCGAGACGCTCGCGGAAATCGAAGTACGACGACGGCGTGCTGGTACCCATGTCCAGCGACTGCGTGCCCATCGCGGCCCCGCCAGTCTTCGCCGAAGCGTCGGTCGCGTAAGACGCAGTGAGCGCCTTCGCCATGTCGAACCCACCGGCGCCCCATGACTTTGCCAAGGCGCCGAAGGGAATGGTGGCAATGCCACCCACGTGCTGATTGACGGGCTGCTGAGAGATCGCGACGTTGGTCCAGCGAACGCTGCTGACCACGCCAATCTTCTCGCCCGACTTGGGGTCGATCTTGACGGACTTCGCCAAGACCTTGCCGCCAACGCTCGGGTACCACTTCCGGGCCGGGCGCAGCTTCGTCATGCTTTCCCAGACCATGTTCGCTTTCTCGGCGAGCGCGGACAGCCCGGTAAACAACTCAGCCTTGACGAAGGTCGAGACGCCATCGACGCGCACGTCCACCGGTGCACCGACCTCCCAGAGCTCGGGATTCTCGATGCCGTGCATTTGCGCCACGGAGGGCATCGACTTGTGGTCGATATCGATGTTGCCGAACTTGAGGTAGTGGTCCGCAGAGTCTTCGAGGGCTTTTGCGAGCACCACCTCGTTCTGCTGGTCCTTGGCCTCGCGGGAGGCCTCCAAGTAGATGAAGCGGCGGTCGCCCTCTTGGGCAGGCGTCGCCTTCAGCATCATTTCGATGCTGAGGAACTCGGGGATGCCGGAAAGAAGCTGCTCGTCGCGGTTCATGGCGCATATCTTCGCGTCACGACACCTGCAAACAGTCGCGGACCGTCAATACGCCGCAAAAATTATTGGTTGCCCAGCGCCTGCCGTGCCTTGGCGATGACGACATGAAGCCGTCCACGTTCCTCGACCAGCGCGACGTAGCGGTCCTGCGATGCATCCGGCGCCGCTTCCACGCCGGGGCGCTGGCGCTCGATCATGGCGTCAACCTGCTCCAGACGAGCCTCGGCGCGCTGCAGGATCCCGCGCTCCGACGCCTCGGTCTGCTTCGCCATGCTGTCGAGCTCGCCGAGGTGCTCTCGCGTGTTGGAAATGTGACGTTTCATGGGTTCACCGTAGATCAGAAAAGGCCGGGCTGCGAGGCTGCCGCGGCTTGGCGGCGGGCCTTGATGGATCCAGCAACGCCGGTGTCGTCCAAGCCGTCCAACGGGTCGGCCATCATGTTTTTGAGCCCGTACTTGCGCTGCAGGCGGTCGTTGGAGCGACGCTCTTCGGCGTGATCGGCGTGCATGTCGATGAGCTCGATGCCGTTCTTTTGTCCGATGCGGTCGATCCGCGCGTTGCGTTGGCTGTGGGTCTTGGCCGTGTTCGAGATATCGTGCTGGATCAGGTACTGCCCCGATTGCAGGTTCAGCCCCACGGCGGCGGCATCCGAGGCCACCAGCACATCGGCTTGGGCCTCCCCCTGCTCGGGGTTGAACATCAGGCGCTTGCGGTCCTTCTCCTTCGCGCTGTCGCTGCCCGTTATCACCACGACGCGCTTGCCTGCCTTCTCCAGCGCGACGCGGTACTGCTCCACGCTGTCGCGGTTTCGCGCGAACACGACGCCCTGCTTGCCCGGGCGGTCGGCGATCATCTTCACGGCGCGATCAACCTTGGCGTTGTCCGGGTGGCTGTTGATGATCCGATTCATGGCCGACGCCTTGAGAACGCCGACGGCCTTCTGCAGCTTGGCCGCCACGCCCTCGTGCTCCTCGTCGGGCACGTTGGCGAACGACTGGGGCGAGATCGCGCGCATCGCCTCAACGTCCACCTTGCCTGCGCGCTGCGCCAATCGGGCGCGGGCCATGTGCTTGTCCAAGTCCGCCATCGCTGACTTCTGGCCGCCCGACAAGGGCACGCTCTCCACGTGGCGGTCGCGGTGCACGTCGGGCGTGATGGAGGTGGGGAACACGTGGCGCGCGAGCTCGCGGCGCAGCGCCTGCTTGCTGGCGACGGTGTCGGCCCCGTAGCGACGCATGAAGGCAGCCCGATCGGCGTACCGAACCGGGTCCATTTTGTGCAGCATCGAATGCACTTCGCTGGCGTCGTTCTTCACCGGGTCGCCGCTGGCGTAAACGTGGAACGGTGTGTGATGACCCACGGCCTCGATCACGTTTGCCAAACCGCTGTTTTCCTTGCCTGCGCGGTTCAGGGTGTCGTGCGCCTCATCGACGAAGCTGGCGTCGAAGTGGATGCCCTCCTTCTCCATGACACCGGCCACCCAGTCGCGACGCTCCAGCGGCGACATGATCTGCAGCTTGGCCGTCATGGCCTCCGGCTCGATTCCTTCGTGCTGGGAGCCAAGGTGCACCATGTCATCACGGAACGACTGGTGGGTCATCACGGCGATATGGGTGTTGGGGTCCTTGTAAGCCGCGATCCGCTCGGATTGGCTGGCCCCGGGCTGCGCGTGCACCTTGAACTTGCCGGCTTCGAGCAGGCGCAAAGCCTCGCCGTTGAACTGGCCCTGCACCACCGATGGCACCATCATGATTGACCGCTTGATCTTGCCTTGGCCTGCCAGATGGGCGTGCGCGCCCAGCATCATGTTCGTCTTGCCGGAGCCAGCGCCAGCCGCCAAGGCGACCCGCTTGTTGGCGTCAATCAGCTTGATGGCACGCTGCTGGGCAACGTACTTTCCCGACATGCTGATGCCCCACAGCTTCGTCGGCTGGCCCGGTTTGAAGTTGGCCCCCACGTGCTCCATCATGGCCGCGATCTGGCGCTCGGCGGCATGACCCAGAGTGTGGCGCTCGTCGGCGCCCAGGGCGGCCTTCGTGGGCTCCGCAGCGGCATCGTCGCCGCCACCACCGCCGAACATATCGTCCTCACCCGAAAAGAAGCCCATCTGGGCCTGCTCGAAGGCGGCCTGCTGGTCCTTGGCTGCTTCAATCTTGTCGGCCACGCCGCCGGCGGCGTACTTGCCGCCGACCCGGTTGCGCAGTCGGTCAATGAGATCCTTGTCCCGCGCCACGCGCGCCTCGCGAGCCGCTGGATCCACGGCGTCCAAGTGGTCAAGATTGTTCCGGATCGTGCGCTTGCCCAGCTTGAGCGGGCTCGACGGGTTCAGCTTGTTGTGTGCGTCCACGAACGACGCCGCCACCTTCGACCGCATGACGTCCTGCACAGCCTCATAGGCGCGCTCGTTGCCGCCCATGGTCTTGAGGTACTTGCTCCACGTGAGACTGCTGGCGTTCAGCTTCGCGGACAGGCCGTCGCGGTGGGCCTTCCAGTCCGACCACTCCGGAGACGCCACGGTATCGCCGAAAATATCGGTCGTTTCACGCTCCGGCTCGGAGGCAACGTGCTGCTCAAGCTCCTTGCGCAGGGCGCCGGCCGCTGCGTCCTCGCGTGCAATGTGCTGGTAAAAGTGCTCGCGCAGCGCGGCTTGGTCCTTGGGCGTCAGGTCGCCGATTTGCTTGTAAGCGGCCACGGCCTCCGGGGTTTCGGCCAGCGCGCGGTGCAAGGCATCCACGGAATTCTGATCGACGGAAAACTTCTGGCGGCTCAGCGTCGTGCGCTCGCCACCCAGCGCCGCTACGTGGTCGTCGGCGTACTTGTCGAACATCGGCTCCAAGGTCTCGGCGCGCTGCTGCTTGCCGTCCTCTCCCTTGAGCGGCGCCACGGCGTCCAGCGCGGCGCGGTATTCCTCGGTTCGGTCGAAGCCCACGCGCTGGAAGAAGTCCGCGGACTGCACGTCGGCCAGGATATCCACCGGCGAGTCACCGTCAGCAGCGCGGCCGCCGATGTAGGCACGCAATGATGCCTGCAGGTCAGGCCCGGGCGCGAACGGCTTCGCCAGTCGGTCGGCCACACCGGCTGGCGCGTTCATGACCATGTCCGGGCGGTTGGCGACGCCCTGCGGCAACCAGCCGTCCTCGTCGTGCTCTCCGCTGATGATCGACAGGTTGCGCCGCACATGCTGCAGGTCTTGGTGCGAGGTGGGGCGCGCCAGCCGCAGCATGCCTGCGTGCTTCACCGTAAGGAACGTGTCGGAGCCCGAGCGTTCGAGCTCGTAGTCGCCGGGCATGAGGCCGATCGCGCGCACCTGCACGATTGCCTGCTCGGGCGCCATCTTGCCCAGAGACACCTGAAAGTCGCCAGTGCCGGGGCCCTTCATAGCCATCACGAGGGCGGCGTTGGCCTCCATTTCGCCGAGTGCCTGACCCATGATGCGCTGCGCATCACCGATGGCGGAGCGACGACGGGCGTTCAGGTCCTGGGCGTGAGCCAGTTCGGCTCCACCAGTGGCCTCGCCGGAAACCTCGATCGCGGCGGCGGCATCGGTGAGCGCGCGCGCCTTCTTCAAGGCCTCGGTGCTGGCGCTCATGTAGTGGTTCACGTGCCAGTCTTGCACGCCATCGGCCACCACCTGCGCATCCTCGGGTGGAAGGTCGGCGTGGATCCGGCGCGCCAGGACCTGAGCGGCTCCAGCGACGCCGAGCACATCCACCACCGAGCGGTCGACCAGTGCGTCTCCGCCGACCGACAAGGCCAAGGCGTTGATGCTGTTGTAGGCGCCGACACCGATGTGACCGCCCAGCGTCTCGTTGGGGTTTGCGCCGGCGATCTTTCCGACCTCCGACAGGAAGGACCGGGTCTGCATGGTGCGCAGGTCCTTGTCTAGGTCTTCCTTCGCCTCGGCGTCATCCACCGGTGCGGCTTCGAGGACGAACGCCTTCGGCTCGGTTCTTGCGCTGTCCACGTCCGCGTTGGCCTCGCGCGTCGCACGCTCGATCTGCTGCAGCTGCTTGCCGATCTTCACGAGCTCGAGGGCCGCCTTGGCGTCGATCAGGCTGGCGTCGGCCTTTGGAGCGGCAGGCTCCTTGATGCCCGCCAGCTCGGCCTTGATGGCCGCAGCAGCACCGCCTGCCTTCTTCATGGCGGCCAGTCGTTGCTCAGGTGTTTTGGTGGACTCCACCTCCTGCTCCACAGCCTCGGGCGTCAAGCCTGCATCTTCAGCGCGGCCCTTGTAGTTGGCTTGGAAGCCCAATCCCGATCTCATCGGCTTGACGGGGTCCAAGTCCTGCACCGACACCACGTCGGGATCGTCGGAGAACAGCGGCACCTCGCCCACGCCTGCCTCGGCGCGAGCAGCGGCGTCCATCACCAGCTTCTCGCGGCTCTGCCGAATGGCGTCCTTCGCCTTGCTCAACAGGTCGCGGTGGAACTTGTCGCGGACCTTTCCTCGGGCCGCCTCCGACAGGTGCTCGTAGTCGGCCTCCGGGAACTCCATTGACGCAGGATCCCAGCCGGCTGCTTTGCCCACAGCAGAAATCAGCTTGGCCTCGACTCCCTTGCGCTGCTCCTGAATCTGCTTTCGCGCCTCCTGCTTGGCGCCGTGGATCCCGGACTCCTTGTCGGCTGCGGTTTGTTCTTTTTTTTGTGCCCGGCGTTTTGCCGCGCTGGCGATCGCCTCATTCTTGTATCCGCTGTGCGACTTGACGCCGCGCAGCTTCAGATAGTTCAGGCTTCCACCTGCGCCGCCGACGACGCGAGCCGATCCGTCCGACTGCGGCTGGATGAGTAGCGGCTGGCCCTTGGAGCCTGGCCCGTTGGGGTGAACGGTGATCCAGTGCGCCCCATCAGGAATAGCGGATTTCAGCAGAAGGACAGGTCTTTGAGGCATCCTTCCATAGTGCAGTCACGACGCGCGACAAGAGCGGAAAAGGGCCGATAGAGCACGGCGTTTCGACGTGCTACCAAAAGTGACCGCGCTCAGTAAGCAAACGAAAACAACTGGAGCTCGGCAGACAGGCACAAAAAATGATAAACAACGCCGATCGAATAAAGCGAGCAATAGACTACGTAAAAGACCACCCCGGAGAGAAAGTTACCATAGCGGTACTGGCGGAAGTAGCGTGCATGAGCCAGTCGCACTTTTCTCGACAGTTCCGACTGGCAACAGGAGATACGCCTATGGACTACGTCACCAAGCGCCGTATTGAGTACGCAAAGATTGCCTTGGTGGACAAAAGCATATCCAAGGTGGCTTTTGAGTGCGGATTTGCCAACCAATCGCACATGACGAGAGCATTCTCTCGCGCCACCGGCATGACGCCCGCGCAGTACCGGAACGTGAAGATCAGGAGCCCAATATCGACCTGAGCTCTGCTGCAAAAACGGGGTCGTCGCCGGGCTCATCGCCGGGCTGCAAGACCCAGCGACCGCGGCAGTGCGGGTGCGCCAATCCAGCGGGCAACCACCACATCTCATCGGGCTCGCGCTCGACCAGTACGTCGCCGACGCGCTTACGCGGAGACGCAGAGCGCCCGATGTTGTTCTTGCCCGGCCACACCATGGTGTCGGGGTCCTTGTTCGGGCCGTCGGCGGTCACCACGGTTGCGACGACGCCGTCGATCTTCCGGCAGAACGCGCAGGCGCCGTCGTAGCGCTCGATGCGCTTCACGCGGGCACCGGGCTTCAGGCTGGCGATGAAGCCCTGCAGCTGCGCCTCACCGGCCTCCGTGACGGCAATCCGGCGCCAGTCGCGGTTCAGCGTGGCGAAGGCGTCCGACAGCTTGGTCTCCAGCGACGAAGTGCCGGCCGGGATGGCGCCGAAAGCCTTCTGCTCCAAGTCGGCGGCGACGATCGTCCGCATGCGGTGGCGCACGTCCTCAGACAGCGCGCGAACCTGCTCGGCGCAGCGCACGCGAGCGAAGTCCATGGCGGCAGCGTGGGACCTCGACAGCGAGAACGCCGTGGAGGCCTGCGCTACGGTCGACGGCAGCCCGGCCAGAATCACGTCGGCCTGCTTGAGCGTGGGCGCGGCGTCCATGTTCGCCTGCACCTTGCCCATGAGCCCGGCGCGCGTCGCGAGCCACTCGGCCTCCGTGGCGAGCGCGTCGGCGGGCAGATAGGTCTGCACCACGTAGTCGACGGCCATCATGTGATCGTCGAGGGTCCACTTCGCGACCGGCAGGCTTTCGAGGTAGATCTTCACCAGCGAGAGCTCGGCCCGACTCCAGCGCGTCATCATGCCGGGCGGCGTCGGGATCTCGGCGGCCGAGGCGACGTGCTTTGATCCAGCCTGCCACGCCAGCAGCTGCTCGTGCACCGACGCCAAGCGGTCGAGACCGCGCTTCGTGAACAACTCAATGAGGCGGCGGATCAGTGGAGACGGGTGCGGCTTCCAGATGCCGTCGTCGCCGTGGTCGTGGCCGTCGGAGAGCGCCTTATAGATGCCCTCCAGAGCGTCGTTGGTGACGGCGACTGGAACATGAAGGAGGTCGAGGAAAAGGCCCATGCGTTGAGTATGGGGTCACGACACTGGCGCGCCCGGAGGGATTCGAACCCCCAACCCGCGATGTAGAAAACCGATGCTCTATCCGATTGAGCTACAGGCGCTGAATTAGCGTCTGGTCCTTCGGGTGGTGGAGGTGTTGAGCATGGAACTAAAGCGTAGAGTTTG